GAAGTATACAATTCACACGTCGGAATACATGTTATCGGAACGATATCGCCAGGTCTTTGCAAATGTCTTGTGAGGTCAGGCTCAGGAGCCCCCCGAAACGAAAATTTTATATCCCGAAAGTACCGTTCTTGTAATCGGAAATTTGATATTAAGGTATTCTTTACTAAAACAGCTATGTCATGGCTATTTTTAGCTGTACTGCAATCAACATCAAACTCCACTAGTCTGTATCTCTGCATAACCATGATTTCATTGACTTTTAATTTAAACCTAAATTTATAGGTCGTTTCTGGCAAAACCTGACCTGTTATAGACTTTTCTATTTGAAGATCAGATCCGACGACAGCCGTCATCGTCAGAAAAAGACTTAATATTAGTATGTATCTCAAGATTTCTCCTTATCATTAATTTACAGGAACTTATACAAGCTCACCTCAAAAGTCAAATCCCTTTTCTCTCAGTCGCAACCTACGACCAACCGTATAAATAGACTCCGTTGGCGATTGAATGCTCAATTGCAATGATCGCCCCTGAATCTGTGCAATTAGGTCGTCACTATTTAAGGCTAAAAGATCACGCGGGCTTGGAAAAAGACGCTGCCGATCACAAATGGGTGAACTTACGGAACTTATTGGACTTATCGGTGTTACTGAACTTACTGGGCTCGTCACACTCGAATCCCCGTAACTTTCAAGGCGACTTTCAACATGTGTTAACATTATGGCACTTTCAAGAAATGAAACTATATTAACCTGAAAAGCATCAATCACGTATATGCCTAAGTTTTCCTGACAAACATCTAATAATATTCTTTTAAGCGTCTGATTGGTTAATCCTTTAACTTCCACACACAGCTCAAAGGGTTTACGTTCTGGATCTGTTGCAGCCTGACCCGCAGGATAAATAACCTGACCATTGATCTCTAAAAATACACTAAACGACAGATCGCAGGCTTTAGGTGCGTTAGCACCGTGACACACTCCATATCCAACAAACATAGTTAACCATAAATGTAAAAGAAAACGCATATTAATCGCCTCATTTTGATTGTGTTGCCTAGTGTTCGGTTATTTTTTCGTGTATATCGATCCTTTTTGTAAGTACAAAATCTAACATTATCGTTTGATTTCGATGAATCCGGAACATTCTCTAAGCACAGTTTATCGTTCCTGAACTTATAGTATGAATCCTATAAAATAGCTATCTTTTTACTCGTTTTATGTAAGGCGTTCCTGACCTGATCGGATCCAACTTAATGGGGCTAGAGACCCTCTCTGGTCTATCCTCATGCTGGCGGATCCAACCTAATGGAAGCAACGGAATATTGCCACGAATAGACGGCAGCATTGCTGTACAAACAGGAAATTCTCTACCATCATTTTTAACTTCAAGTGTGTGGGGGGGGGGGGGGGATTTTTCACCATTGAAGAGTGAAGCTAATGTAATAAACTCTTCAGTTATCAGGTTAACAGACGTCTTCATAATTTGCACACCCTTCCACATTATGCGAGCATTTGCAGGAAGCTTTAAAGCAGACTTTAACGTGCATTTAAACTCTTTGACGCTGGTGTCTCGATGAATGGGGAATCTAGACTCAATAAACGTTTGCCCATCAGCGGCTAAGCTCTTAACGTTAACCAAGAATGGGAAATATGTTATACTCGGCAGCTCTTCTCTACGACTACTGCACTCACAAACACCTACCGGAGACAAAGAAGAAAAAGGCTTATTCTCCAAATCAGCTGCATCAAAGGCACCTGACACAGGCGAAATTACTCCAAATAAACTTATAAGACATAAAAACTTATACATTGTTTTCTCCGTTAAAGTTTGAAAAGGACTCAGCTCTTTCTGCCCAAGGACACACTTATCTTTAATATATCATCTAAAGGTTAACAAAACCTTAACGCATAAAAATATATTTACAAATGTGACTATTTTGACAAAGCGCTCAGAATTCGGGCTTTTACATGGGCGGGAAATGTCACCAGCGATATTTCCTTTAAATCGACCTTCTGTATCACTCGACGGATAGCGCCTACACCTCGCGCCGATCTCACTGCCGTATACCCAATGGATAAGCCCGTTAAGCTACCACATTGGATTAATTTACAGGCCTCCTGCCCCGTCTGAGTTTCCAGGCAGATTTCCACCACTACCCGCAACCCCAGCGCATCCTCCGTCGCAGACACAATCCTGCCAATCGGGGTCGTTGGATAGTGCTGCCACAATACCGGGATGCCAACGGCCCTATCCATCGAAAAAGCCCCCGGCATTATCACATCATTTAATTGATCAGGTTCATGAAAAATACTAGCGTATCCTTCAACCCTCATTGTACGTACTTCATTTTGCATTTAAACTCTCCTTACCAGCAACGTGACGTTACATCCATTAGTTATTATATCCGCCAGCATGATGCTGGACCCATTAGGCAACGTGACGTTGCATTCGTTGGGTTTAGATCCGATTTGCTCGGAGACGGATTATCACCATCGAACTATGGCGCAGGTTTGCTCCTGCTTGCCCTTCAGGGCATTGTGAGCCGAAGGGCGCTGTAGAAACACTGTACAACCAACCGATCAGATATCCCCCTGGTCGCCCATAGAGCACCCTTGTACTTATTAGGTAACCTGATCTGTATCGTCACAAAATCAGGTCTCGGCATACTTTACACGGCAGCGTGACACTGGACTCATTGGGTTGATTTTTATAACCTTGTGTCTGAGCGAATCGGATCCATCCATTGAATCCAGGGATCATCCCTGGTGTGTCAGATCACACCCGATCTAATCCTATCGGATGCAACGTCACGTTGCGGGCTGTAGCCAAGGGCTTGGCGCTTTTCATTTTCGCTGAGGAACGACGCATCGGACAGTTTCCGCCACGTTGCTTCACGTCGGGGAGCCAACGCCGCAATGGCATCTACATCATACGAAAACCTCAAATTCTCATCATAACGTTTCGCCACAAACTGAGTAAAAGCGTGCTGAAAGCGTTCCAGCAAGGGCAGAATTGTATCTTCCCACAAATGGAACCTGGCCTCCTTATAATTGGTATAGGTCGCATCCCCCGGGACACCGGCCAACATTGGTGGCACGCCAAACGCTTGAGAGATCTCTCGCGCAGCAATGTGCTTTCCTTCTGAAAAGTCAAGATCTTTGGGACTTAATCCCAGCTCTTTCCATTCCACATCCCCCTCCAACACCATGATGCGCCCGGCATTCCCTTGCCCGGAATACACCTGAGTAATACTCTCCCGAATGGAGTGTTTTTGCTCATCCGTCAACCCCCAGCCATCCTCGCTGCCTTTCCAAATGAACACGCCCGATGGACGCCCTCCATTTTGCAACAACGCCAAATTATGCGTACTAACGGCGTTATGTTGATCAATGGCCATCGCCGCCACTTCAATAGGGCTTAAGCCATACCAATCATTCAAGGGATGAACGGATTTTAACTGAAAGACAGACTCTGCGGGCAATCGACGCGTTGCCCCCTCCACCGTATAATCATAGGCCGAAATCTGCCCATTTTCCGTAATCACCCTCACTCGATCGGGTCTTAATGCCTTTAATCGATACGGCAAACCGTTCGAATCCGTCTCAACATGCACAAACGCATTTCCCGATAATAGAAACGATGTTGCGATGCTTTCTAAAAAAGAAGCCTCGGATTCCCCAGGGCTTGGCCGCTGCAATAATTGCAATAAAGGGTGCGTAATCAGCTTCGTATCCCTCTCATACAGCAACCAAGGCACCGTCGCAATTCCGCGTGCAATCATCGTTAAACACCGATACACAATCACGTTTTTCTCATATCCCTCTTTCACTAAAGGGGCATATTGCCGTGATGTCCATTGCGCTTTTAAATGACTTGGCATCGCCATTTTTTGAGAGCGCGCCACTGTTTTTCGTCCAGTGATCCAATTCCACATGAGAGTTTCTCCTTAAACTAAAAAAAGCCCCAAATTAGGGGCTAAACATTAAACTTAATGAACTATAGCAAAGCAACCATCCCTAAAAAGCTCCGACTCCTTGGATCGAAGACTGCAGGATGGCTGCTTTTACCTGACGATCTCCCAATAAAAAAGCTCCCTTTCGGGAGCTTGGAGGAGATACTAATATGCATATTATAGTTAAAGTATACTAAAGCTTTTCCGCAAGTCAAGCGCTTTTTTTTAATATTGTTCATTTTTTTTTCATATGTC